ATTCTGAACCCTATCTCCCTGACGCCCGCCGGGCAGACCCTCCCCAACCTGACACACGTCGAGATGGACACCTTCAGCCAGGACAGCGCCGTCACGCGCGCCGCCCGTCGTTGGATCGCCAGCTACCGCGTGCTGCGCCTGGAGGGCGATCCTGACGCCCCTGGGGAGATGATCTACCGGCAATACTACCACACCTCAGAGCGCGGTGACGCCTCGCCTGAAGGCACCCCCTACGCGAAATACACCCCCACCAACCGTGGGCGCCCGTTCCGCTTCATCCCCTTCATGTTCTTCGGCCCGTTCGACAACAAGCCGGACGCCGACAAGAGTCCGCTCCTCGACATCGCGCGGCTCAACGTCAGCCACTACCGCTCCTACGCGCAGCTTGAGCATGGGCGGTTCTTCACCGCCATGCCGATCTACTACGCCCAGGTCCCCGAGGGGCAGAACGAGGGCAGCTACACGATTGGGTCGAGCGTCGTCTGGGAAGTGGCGAAAGGTGACAAACCAGGCATCCTGGAGTTCAACGGCTCCGGGCTGAAATACCTCACCGAGGCGTGCGACAAAAAAGAGGACCAGATCGCCGCACTCGGCGGGCGCTTGGTCGGTGTCGAGCGTGTCAGCGCCGGGCAGTCCAACAACAACCTGATGCTGAAGGAAGCGAACGAGCAGGCCCTCCTGCTGAACGTCGCCAACGTGATCGACGTCGGGATGACCGCGCTGATCCGCTGGTGGGCGATTTGGCAGGACGTCTCGCCGGAAGAGGCCGCGATCATCGGCTTTGAGACCAACAAGGACTTCCTGCTGAACAAGGCAGGCGCTCGTGAATACCGTGCAATCCAGATGATGTATGAGGCCGGGATCATCCCGGTCGAGGTGCTCTACGACTTCCTCCGGCGTGCCGAGGTGGTGCCTGACTGGATGAGCATGAAGGACTTCACCACGTCGCTGAAGAGCGCCGACAGCTTCCCGAACATGGCAGACGTTCGTGCTCGCCAGCGTGGCGCACCGGATGCCAAGACCGAATGGGAGACCGAGCACGTTCTGCTCGATCCGCAGGTTGTTGCCGTGCGTGGCTACGATTCGCAGGCTCCGGCAGGGCAGCAGCCGCTTCCTGGGCAGATCATCGGTGGTCCCATCTCTCTGCCGGTGGCAGCACCGCCTCCTGTATCCGCTCCGCCTGCGCTGGGTCCGGATGGCAAGCCTGTTCCGCCGAAGCTGGGTCCTGACGGGAAACCCGTCCAGCCTCCCGCGCCCGTGACACCTCCGCCGTCTCCTCCGCCGACTGGACCGGTGCAGAAGACTCCGCCGCGTCAGCAAGCGGGTGGCAAGACAGTCATCAAAGACGCAGTTGGCGTCGATGACATCGGACAGGGTACCCCCGGGCAGCCGGCGGCTGGCTCCGCTGGCGCACGCAGCGGTGGTGGTGGTCTCCAGGATGGTCCTGAACTGAACCAGTCGCAGCTTGTCGCTGGGAGCACCACGGTATGATCGCGACCTTTCTCTTCGTTGTGCGGTTCCTGTTCGCCTCGCGCGAGGTGGCACAACAGATGGTAATTGGTGGAGGTTGATAATGGCAACTCTGACCGCGAAACAACGGAAGCGAGTGCCAAAGGTGGATTTCGGAATCCCCAGCAAGGATGAGTATCCGATGGAAGACCGTAAGCATGCTGGGGACGCAAAGGCGCGTGCCAAAGACGCGCTCGATGCAGGGCACATCACGCAGGCGACGTATGACCACATCGTCGCAATGGCAGACGAGAAGCTCGGTGAGAAACCGAAAGGTGCTGGTCACTGAGTTTATTTGAGCCACTTTGTCAGAAAAGTTGACTCAAAGTCAGTAAAACTATACCGACGTCGTTCGAGAATACAAATCCAGGCGAGGGTCGCTTGGTGGATTACGCCAGTGGCGGGATTCTAACAGTCCAAGGCTCGGAGGTTCCGCATGCCGGAAATCGTGTTCGATACTCTTGACGCTGTCCCCGAGGGATTTCGTGAAGTGGCTAGCCAGAAAGATGGAAAGTTCACCGTGAACGTGGTGGCGGCAAACAAGCTGGCGGAGTTCCGGGACAACAACATCAGTTTGGCGCGCGAACGCGATGGGCTGAAGGCATACCATGACTCGCTGGCGGGTATCGTGGGTGAAGACCCGGCGTCGTTCATGACCAGCTACGGCGAGCTTCAGACGATCGCCCAGAAGGTCAAGGACGGCACTCTCAAGGGCTCCGACGCCGTGCAGGCGGAAGTGGCCCAGCGGGTCGCCCAGATGAAGGCAGACTACGAGCGCCAACTTGCTCAGCAAGCCCAGGACGCAAGCACCTGGAAGAGCAAGGCCGGCGAGAACGACACGAAATGGCGCCGGTCGATCGTCGATCGGCAGATCACCGAAGCGGTGATCAGTGACGCAAGTGGTGCGCTTCCGAGCGCACTGTCGGACATCCTGACGCGCGCCTACCGCGTGTTCAAGGTCACCGACGACAACAAGCTGATCGCCAGGGATGGCGAGGCAGTGATCTATGGAGCAGACGGGACAACCCCGATGTCTCCGCTGGAGTGGTTGGCGAAGCTCCGGGAGAGCGCGCCTTACTTCTTCAAAGGTTCCAACGGTGGCGGGGCCACCGGAGCGGCGAACGCAGGCGGTGGGTTGTATGGCGGGATGTCCCTGGCGGACTTCCAGAAGCTCGCTCCTGAAGCCAAGCTCGCACTGGCGCATCGACTGAAGCAGGGCAAGAAGTAGCCCATCAGCTTCGGCGTATCGCGGATCGAGTTGCGTCCAGTCGCGTAAGCGAGACTGACACGGCGTAAGGGCGCTGTGCCGGGTCGGTCTCTCCGAACGCAAACCAGCCCCGCGACCTACCGAGGAGAACAGCAATGGCTCTCACCCTGCTGGAGGCTTCCAAGCTGAATGATGGCGATGTCCATCGTCAGGCAATCATCGAGATGTTCGCCGCGAACAGCGACATCCTTCGTGTTCTGCCGTTCGAAGACGTGCCGGGCGGAAGCCTTTCCTACAACCAGGAAGGCAAGCTGCCGGGTGTCGCATTCCGTGGCTACAATGAAGCCTACAGCGAGAGCGTGGGCATCATGAACCCGCAGGTCGAAGTCCTGAAGATCGCCGGTGGCGATCTGGACGTCGACAAGGCGATCCTGAAGACGCGCGGCATGGAGCAGCGGTCGGTCCAGGAAGCCATGAAGGTGAAGGCGCTGAGCCTCTACCTGACCGGCAAGGTCATCAACGGCGACTCCGAGGCCGACCCGCGTCAGTTCGACGGTCTGCGGAAGCGCATCCAGGGCTACCAGCTTCTCGGCGCCAACTACGTCACGCCGACGAGCGACCTGCCGCTGTCGCTGGAGGCGCTGGACGCCGCCATCGACCGCGTCGACAACCCGACGCATCTGCTCATGTCGAAGGACATGCGCCGGAAGCTGACGGTCGCCGCGCGTAACTATCAGGTCGGTGGCTTCATCGACTACAGCCTGGACGAGTTCGGCAAGCGGGTGACGCTCTACAACGATCTGCCGATCCTGATCGCCGACTACGACGACACCGGCTCGAAGATCATCGACTGGGTCGAAGCCGGCCCGAACGGTGGCACGACCTGCCAGTCGCTTTACGTTCTGTCGATCGGCAGCGGCATGGTGACCGGCCTTCAGAATGGCACCATGGAAGTCAACGACTTGGGCGAGCTTCAGACCAAGCCGGTCTACCGCACGCGCGTGGAGTGGCTTGTTGGCCTCGCCGCGATGCACGGTCGTTGCGCCAGCCGTATCTGGGGCATCACCAACGCCGCAGTGACCGCCACGTAAAAACGGACGCCACCCCGGGGGAGAAATCCCCTGAGGGTCCGACACCACTCCCTCTGAATCAGGAGACAGTCCAATGACCGTCCGTTCCGCCTTCAATCGGTTCCCGCTCGATGCCCTGCTGTGGCTTCAGCCGGATACCGCCCCCGTGATTACCGCGACCGCTGCGTCCGCCAACTCGTATCCGATCGACTTCTCGGTCGGCTACTGGAACACGGATGGTGGCGTCGACGCCGCGACCCTGCTGGAGTTCGCCGTCGAGGTGATCGTCAACACCATTGCCACCACCGGCACCTACAGCCTCGCCGTGCAGGTTGCACCCGACGCCGCGTTCACCGTTCCGGTGGTCCTGGCGACTGTCGCGCCGACCGCGACGGGCCGCACGACCCTGGTCGTGTCGCGCGAAGCCATCGCCGCTGCGCTTGGAGCCAACCAGACGGGCTTCCTCCGGGTCTACGCAACCCTGGGTGGCACCACCCCGTCGATCGACTACGAGTCCTATCTGGCGCCGCTGTCGGGCGACTAAGTCCCGGCGCGACCCCAAGTAGAAAGGGGAGGCAAGTGTGCCTCCCCATTTTTTTTCCGGGGTGACGGATCGGCTGAGAGAGCATCCCCTGCGCAAGCAGTAGCCGGATTGACCCGAACAAGGAGAAGCCTATGACCGACAACACCGTCGACGTGTGGGACCTGAAGGGCGTCAAGCACACAGTCACACGCGCGAACGCCAACGATTTCGTGACGCACCTGGGCTGGACCCGGAAGTCGCCGATCGTAGCTGCGGCTGCACCGGCTGCTGCGCGCGAGCCCGAGGCCGCTCCTCCGGCTCAGGCGAAGCCGGTCGACCCGGTCGATCTCACTCAGATGTCCCGCGAGGGGCTCGTGCGCTTCGCCCAGGAACACTTTGGCATGACGTTCGATGCGAACGTGTCTGCCGAGGCGATCTTGAACGCTATCCTGACCGAGCAGACGAGCTAACCGTCCGCTCCAGTTTCGCAATGCTTGACTGATCGCGTAAGTATAGCTTACCAAAGGAGATAAGGCTGACGCAGCGTGTTGGCCCATCTCCCTTGTTCTTTTTGGTGGAGGCAACAATGCTGATGATGGTCTACGACAAACAGGGCGAGCCGTTCGAAGTGCGCCCCGACGTGGCGAAAAAGCTCGTCATCGAGCAGGGTTGGAACATGGGGAAGGCGGTCGCCGCTGCTCCTCACGCAGCCGCAACGCCGCCGACCGCTGCTGGGCATCCGGCCTTTGCAGTGGAGCACGCTCCCGAGCCCGTACATGTTGCGCCTGCGGTAGCCGTCACGCCCACGCCGGCTGCGCCTGCGGTAGCCGTTTCGACTGCGCCGGCTGCGGCAACTCCGGTGGCTCCCGCCGCCTAACAGACGGAGGTTATCATGGGTGACTCGGAGGTTGAAGGCTTCGAACACTGGTTTCGCAATTACGGGGGCGCCATCGTCGAGCTTGCGGCGGGCACCGCAGCAAAGAAGACTGTGCAAGAAACCTTCTGTCTCCTGGGGGTGGACCTGCATGACCCTGAATCCGTGAATGATTTCCGCACTGGCATTCAGCAGGTCGTCTCCATGCAGAAGGCACGGGAGCAGCGGATCTACTGGATGCGCAAGGGTGCCATCAACGGCGTTTTCACCATCGTCATAACGCTCGCCCTCACCGGGTTCACCTATTTCCTCGCCAAATTCAAGGGCATGTGAGCAACAATTTGTTAATGCATCAGCGCGTTGCGCGAATGTCCTCTGTGGCAAAAATGCACCACAAACGCTTTCGCGCAAGATTCTTACCGAACACGCGATCGTGACGCTTGCCACGGTTGTATGCGCGGTGCATGGTTTCAGTCGCTTGGTTTTGTGCAATTTCGGCAACGAACGAATGGAACAGAACGTGGTGCCGGCGATCCTTGACGATGCGACGGTAGAGGCCGAGCAGGCCTCTTTAATTCTCGGAACACATCAAGCAGTGGAGTTAGCTGAGGCTCCCTTATCGGCGACAATCTTGCAGACGTTACTCACGGTTCTTGCGAGATCGCTTAAATCTGTAGAGCACCTGAGTTCACTGGTAATGGAAACGACATGAAAGAGTTTGCCCATTAGAACTGTCTGAAGAGGGGTAAGGATAGCAGCACTGTCCTCGCCCCTTTTTCGTATGTTCCGCAGGAGAACTACCATGAACGAAGACCTTCTCGACCCGCCTGTCATGACTCGCGCCTCTCGAAAGGCACTCGCTCGGCGGCAGCGGAAGGATGAGAAGACGTCACGTCGCCCCGTAGAGCGCAGGGTTCCGCTGGCTCCGCGCAACGAGAGGCAGGGTGAGTATCTTCAGGCACTCCACGATTGCGATCAGGTGTTCGGGGTAGGTCCCGCCGGCACCGGTAAGACCTACCTCGCGGCGCGGTGGGCGATCCGTCAGGTGCTCGACCGGCGCAAGGAATGCGTGGTGATCTGCCGTCCCACTGCCGCCAAACCAAAGCACCGTTTGGGATTCCGTCCCGGCAATCAGGACGAAAAAGTTGCCGACTGGTTGGTTCCCATCATGGACGGCTTCAAGGACGAATGTGGTGCCGCCACGATCGCAAAGATGAAGATAGCAGGCCAGATCGAGTTCGCTGCCTTTGAGACCATGCGCGGGCGCACGTTTCGCAATGCCGTGGTCATCCTCGACGAGGCGCAGAACTGCGACATGGGCGACCTGCGGCTCTTCCTGACTCGGATCGGTGAAGGCTCCCAGGTGATCGTCGATGGCGACCTGGACCAAATCGACATCGACGATCCCGGACTGGAGAAGGTGCTCGACATGGTCGAGGAGTTCGACCTGGACGCCGACGTCATCGAGTTCGAGCCGGAGGACGTGGTGCGCAGTGCAATTGCGCGTGGGTGGGTGGGGGCCTTTGCGCGGAGCCGAAGGTGAGTTTCTTTGACAATTACGACAGTTCTGCTTACTCGGGAGTGTCGCACGCAGCAGGAGGCTGACATGGCGTTCACATTCATCGTGGAGGATGGCACGATCGTGCCGAATGCGAACAGCTATGTCGCCGTTCAGACCGCTTGCGACTACCTGGACGAAAACATCCATGTCGGTCCACAGTGGGAAGCGCTGACGCTCGACTCACAGCAGAAGCTCCTGGCCTGGGCGACGCGCTACCTCGATCACCGAGCGATCTGGGATGGTATCCCAACAGCCGACTATTTGGCCTCGCCGGTTGCCTGCAACGTGGTCTCGACCTGGGCAGCCTATTCGCCGCTGCTGAACACGACGTCGCCGCAGGCACTCCGCTGGCCCCGTGCCAATGTCTACGACATCGACGGCAGGCTGATCGGCATGAACGAGATTCCACTCCAGTTGATCCAGGCCACCTGTGAGATGGCGCGATACCTGATCGACGTCGACCGGAGCGTGGAGCGCCCGCAGGATGGGCTGCTGGAACTGAAGATCGACGTGGTCACCATGAAGTTCGCGCCGGACTACACCCTCCCGAATGTGCCGGCGGACATCTCCTTCATCCTTCGGGGCCTGGGGTCGATCTCCAGCGGGCGCACCAACTTCTCCAAGATTCGGAGGGTGTAATGGTCAATGCGTTCCAGGCGATGGCACAAGGCCTTGTCCAGACAGCCATGGGGATCGGGGGCGACCTGATGGACTCGGTGGTCTACTCCAGCAACTCCGCACCCACCTACGATCCGGTGGCGGGGGCGAGCACGACGACCACGGTCACCTACACCTTCACCGGGACGATCGTGCGTTTCGGTCTCGATGAGGTGGATACCAAGGTTGTCGTCAAGACGGATGCCAAGCTGCTCGCCGCATACCTCGACCTGCCGGTCACGCCGACTGAGAACGATACGGTCGTGGGCAAAAGCAAGAACTGGAAGGTGATCAGGACTATCAGCACGCCCGGGACCGTCCTGTGGATCATCCACATCCGAGAGGTCTAAGTGGGCATCGTCTCCAACAAGACGGAGTTCCTGAACGGGCTTCGCGCCGCTGTGGGCGAGCAGGAGAGGCGCTTTGCCAACACCGTGAAGGGGATCGTCACCACGCTTCATCACGAGATCACGATGCGCACCCCGGTGTGGTCCGGCATGGCGCTCGCCTCATATGAATGGACGATCGGGGCTCCCCGCGACGGGATGCCAACCGAGCCCGTGGATACCGGCCCGACCGGCAACACGAACAGGATGCCTCTTGGTCCGGAGCCGCGCCGAGCCGATAACCAAGCAGTGGCAGACGAGTCACTCGCACGCCTGTCCTTCTCGAACCCCTATGTGGCGTTCTGGCTCAACAACAACGCACCCCACATCGGGGGCCTCGAACATGGAGAGCTTCCGGAAGCGCCGTTCACCCCACGTTCGCCGCAGGGCATGTTTGATCTCTCCGTCCACTTCGTGATGGAGAAGCTGGAATCAGGGAGCAGTCTGACATGAGTCTTGAAGCGCAACGAGTCTGGGTGGAGACCCTGTGCAAGCGCCAGATGGCCACTCAATATCCAGCCGTCCCGATCAAGTTTGAGAATGCCGTCTTCGCGCAGCCGGAGACGCCCTGGATCGCCTTGTTCATCCTTGATGGCTCAGCCTTCCAGACGGAGCTAGGCGAGCAGACGGTCGACCGGCATACGGGGCTCGTCCATGTCGACGTCCTGGTTCCGCAGAACACAGGCACCTCGCAAGCAAACACCATCGCGGAGTTCGTCGGGAATGTCTTTCGCAGGCAGACCGCGACCATGAGCGACGGCGCCGTCGTGCGCTTCCGTGTCCCCAGCATGACGAAGCTGGGCGAGCAGAATGGTTTCTACCGCCTCGTCTGTCGTATCCCCTACATCAGGGACGAAGTCCGGAGATAGTTTCTCTGCCATCGTGAGCCACATTGCCGGTTTTCTTGACAGTTTGCCTTACCCCCTCTAGGCATTCAGTCGAAATCAATTTTCCCCGGCAGTGAGGGTCACACGATGCCATATTTTGCTGACAGCAACCGGTCGATCCTCCGGCTTCTCCCGGAGACCCAGTGGGGCCAGACCCCCACCAGTGGTGTGTCCCGCGCACAGCGGATGACGAGTCACAGCCTGACGACCAAGAAGACCACGGCGATGTCGAATGAAATCCGGGACGACCGGATGGTTTCGGACATCATCGAGACCGAGATGATGTCTGACGGCAGCATCAACTTCGAGTTCGCATCGGGCAGCAGCGACGACATCCTTGAGGCGTTCGTCTGCGGCACCTGGAGCCGCCCGATGACCTTCGACTCCTGGGAGGGCACGGAGGTTTCCTGGATCGCCGTCAACGAAGTCGCCGTTTCCGGTCCGACCATCGTCCCCTACCTCACGGTCGGGCGCCGCATGAAGACCGAGAACTTCATCAATCTGGCGAACAATGGCTTCTTCCAGATCAGCGCCGTCACCTTCAACGCCACCACCAATCAGAGCGTGGTCACGTTCACCACGTCGCCCGGCATCATCGAGGCGGGCAACCTGAAGTCGCGGCTGTCGGACGCCAACGACATCATTGTGCTGAGCAACACCGCCATCCGCGCCGGCACGGGCGGGTTAGCCGAGTTTGACTCGAACGGCACGAACGCCTTCGCCTCCGCCATCACCGCCGGCAACATCGTCGCCGGGCAGAAGATTCACGTCGAGGGGCTGGGCTACGACGTCGGGTCGATCGCCTTCTCGAAGGCGCTGGAAGCTGGTGACAGCGTGGTCGTCTTCGACGGCGTGAACACCTACACCTTCGTCGCGGGGACCGACTTCGCGTTCGGCACCACCGCCGCGATGACGGCGACCAATCTCGCCTGGGCGATCAACACCGCGCGTGTGCTTGGCATTGGCGCGCAGCCCGGTATCGAGGCCACTTACGTCAACGTGGCTGCGACCGTCACCGGCAGCACCCTCACCGTGAAGAACTTCAATGCCACCGGTGGCACCCTGAACAAGGGCGTCGACGCTGGAACCGCCATGACCGTCACCGCCTTCGCTGGCGGCAACGTGTCCGAGCATGGCATCTTCACGATCATCGCTGCGGCCAACGACGTGCTGACCGTCAGCCCGGCCCCGGCGACGAACGCAAATGTGGGTGCCGCGCCTGTCACCATTCGGGGAAGCATGCTGCGCAATCCGAGTGTGTCCAGCAACATCATCACGCAGAGCTACACGATGGAGTCCGGCTACGAGGATGTGGGGCTCTACTTCGTGCAGAACGGTATGACCCCCTCCGGCTTCACGCTGGACGTCAACGCTTCGCAGATCATCAACGGCACCGTCGAGTTGATGGGCCGTGCGACGACCACGAGCACTGCCACTGTGATCGGCGCGGCGCCTTACACCGCTCTGAATGCCGTTACGTGCGAGTCCATGAACGCTACCACCGACGCCGGCACCGTGACGAAGAACGGTCTGCCGCTGACGACCGCCGTCAAGCAGATCAAGATGGACTGCAAGGCGCAGCTTCGCAACCAGATGGCTGTCGGTTCGCAGTTCCCGGTTGGCATGGGCTTCGGTCGCTTCGAACTGACCGGGTCGGTGCAGGCCTACTTCGCCAACTTCGACCTGTTCAACAACTTCCTGAACCATGACTCGGTGTCGCTCGGCTTCTCGTTCACCGACTCGGCAGGTCAGCACTACGAGTTCGCCATTCCGGCGGTCAAGCTCACGGCGGACCCCATCAACGCCAAGGGCATCGACCAGGACGTCATGGAGGACATCACCTTCTCGGCGTTCCGCGATCCGGCGACCGCGTGCATGCTCCAGGTCGATCGCTTCAGCAGCCTTCGGCCTGTCTAAACGGGTAAGGCGCGCTGACCGACATCAGCGCGCCTTACCGTTATACCCGACGACGACGTCTTGGTTGCTGCGCAGCCTGCGGTGGGAAGTTGTGTCGGGTCGGCTTCCCACCCCCTCCCTCCAACCCGATGAGGTGACTATGAGCAACAGCAAGCTGTGGCAGCGCTTTGCCACCAACGAAGACATCGAAGAGAACGGTGTGTGGGTCAATTTCGGCGACGGCATCCGCGTGAAAGTGCGCCGGCTGAAGAGCCGGAAGAGCCAGGAAGTCCGCAAGGAACTGGACAAGCCCTTCACCAACGAAATCCGGCGCGGATCGCTCGATACCAAGACCGCTGAGGACCTCCTGGTCAAGCAGATCGCCTCCGGCGTGATCGCGGACTGGGAAGGTGTCGACGATGAAGATGGCACGCCACTGTCCTACACTGGCGCGAACGCCTACAGGATTCTCAAGGCGCTCCCCGAGTTCCGCGATGAAATCTTCGCCGTCTCCGTGGGCAGCGAGAACTTCAAGGCGCAGACCACGGCGGACGCGGAGGGAAACTCCTCGACTTCCTGAAGTGGAGTCTGAAGCCAGCGTCGAGAAACGCCGCATGGCTGACAAAACTTCGGGAAGAGAAGGAAATCAAGTCGAAAACACTGGATGACAAGCCCTCCCTGTTTCCCGATCTGCGCTGGGTGTGGGCAGCATTCAACTGGCTTTCGGGAAGGCGCTCCTACGGTATGGGTGGCGCCCTCCCGATCACCGCAGAGGCGATGCAGGCCTACCTCACCATGACAGGGATCAAGAGGGAGGACGACGTCGATCTCTATCTGCATGTCATCCCTCTCCTCGACGACGTGTGGATAGCAGAGGCGTATCGGAAAAAGGAGACCGATACCCCCAAGGCACCCAAGAGGAGGAGGTAGAGGAGCGCGGCGATGTCGACCGAAATCCATACGATGAAGCTGGACGTTGACGCCTCCGGCGCAAAGGCGGGGTCTGATCAGTTTGCCGCCTCGATCCAGCGTATCGGCACCGCCGTTCAGAACATGGAGCGCGTTTCCGAGAAGGCGTTCCAGTCTCTCAAGGTTCGCCTGGGTGGGCTCGACTTCTCCAGGATCGCGAAGGACGTCGCACAACTCGGGTCCGTGCATGTCAATTCCGCCTCTGCCGCCAATCTCCAAAGGCTTGGGACGTCCCTGGCGCTGTTCCGGCGAGCGGTGCCCAACGCCGGGACGTCGGCGCAACTCTCGTCGTTCGCCGCCGCGCTTCGGCGCGTCCAGGTGCCTGCTGGTGACACACGCAAGATTTTCGAACTGGCGCAGGCGATCAAAGGTTTCCGTGCGCCCAGCGAGCGGCAGACGGCGAACCTCCGCGCGTTCGTCACGACTCTGAACGGGATGAAGGTCAACGCGAACGTCGACCACATCGTGACTGAACTTCGCAAGATCACCATCGCCGCCAAGGAAGCCCGTGCCGCGCTCGCTGGGATCGGCGGGGTGCATGTATCCATCCCCAACGGGCTGCGAGGTTCCTTCGGTGGGGGCTCGGGCAGCGGGGGCTATGGCGGTGGCAACCGTGGCTACGGACCCCGTAGCAGCCTTACTCCGGGTCCCTACGACGGTGTTTTCTCCGGGAACAACCGGGCGACTGGCGCCATGCGCGGCATGGAGAACGTCGCGAACCCTGGCTACCAGATGGGCACCGTCATGCGCGCCGTGGTGCCAGCCGTCACCGCAGGCGCCGGGCTTACCAGCCTCTACCAGGAAGGTGCAGCGCTGACGCTGTTCCAGCACTCCCTGGAGAACGTCACCACGGTCAACGGCGACGTCCAGAAGAGCATGGAAAATCTGGCTGCGTCGATGAAGTTCGCCACTGACATCTCCATGAAGTTTGGCCTTGACATCGACGTTGTGCGACAACAGTGGGGGCGCTTTGCAGTAACGGCCCGCACGGCGGGGTTCTCTGATAAGCAAGCTCAAGAAATCTTCAGTAATCTTTCATCTGGTGCGCGTTCTCGTGGCCTCACGGACACGCAGATCAAGAGCCTGTTCAATGCCTTTGATCAGGCGATGTCGACCGGGCACTTCTCGATGATGCAGTTGCACCGCGAGATGGGCCTTTACATGCCGGCGTCAGCATTCATGGCGCAAGCACTGCACAAGTCTCCCACCGAAATCATGGAGATGACCTCGAAAGGGCAGATCGGTGCGGGAGCGGCACTTCCCCTTTCTAGGGTGATCGAGAGCACCTACGAACCGGGCCTTGAGACGGCGTTGAACTCGCCGCAGTCTGGTCTCGCTCGTTTGCGCACGCAATGGAAGCTCACTCTTGACGAGATGAACGCAAACGGCGCGTGGGACGCGATGGGCAAGCAGTTCAACCGCCTCGCCGAACTGCTCCGGCGTTCTGACGTCCAGGATATGTTCATTGCACTCGCCCATGGCATCGCTGACGGCTTGCGCATGATGGGTGACGCTGTCGTGTGGGCGGCAGACCACATGAACATCCTGATCCCCGTCTTCAAGACGTTTCTCATGCTGGGTGCGGCAGAAGCGATCCTCCGTGTCGGCGGTGCGTTCCGCAGCCTCACCGGCTTGGTGTCGGGCCTCGTGGGTCCACTTGCCCGCGCGACGGAGAAGATGATCTCGTTCACCGCTGCGCAAACCGCCAACGCCGCGCGCGGGGTAGGGGGGCTTGCCGCTAGGTTCGTGTCAGGGGCGCCCCTTCTTGGAGGGGCTGCTGCTGGTGGCGCTGCCGTGGCTGGTGGGGAGGTTGCTGCTGTTACTGAGGGGGCTGCTGCTGCCACCGCAGGCACCGCCGCTGCCACCGCTGGTTTCAGTGCCCTCGCCGCCGCAGGCTCGATCGCGACTGCCGCCATCGTCGCTGGCATGGTGGTTGTAGGCGCATCGCTTTATCTGGGGCGTGATCAGGTCGTGCAGCTTGGGAACGAGCATGAGACTGTCGCCGAATGGTGCGCGGGGCGCTGGGACAGTTTCGCTGAGCGCTTTGGCAAGATGTGGGACAGTGTCAAGGGCTTGTCGAGCAACGCACTCAGTGCAGTTGGAAACTGGATCGGTTCGTGGGCCGCAGACATCATCCATGCGATCGGCACGACCATCGACGCGATCAAAAGGGGAATCGAGGACGTTCAGAATCTTCCGCACAACGCTATGGAGATTTTCAATGGTGGCTTGTTCCGGGCAGAATATAAGAGACCGACGACTCAGTGGGGTGACACTGAGAAGGGATGGGGGCAGGAGGACGCCCAGCGGCGTCAGGCTGCTGCTGATGCGGCTGAAGCGAGGCGCTTAACTGCGCTGCAAAACGACCTGCAAGACAAAAAGGAAGCTGCACCCCCGAGTGGCCCTGATAAGACGCCTCCGCCGGAACTCCTTCCGGGCAAGGGGGGGCACGGCAAGTCGGAGTTGGAAAAGGCGCAGGATGCTTTTGACAGCATGCTGAAGAGCCTGACTCCCGCCATCGCCATGCTGGAGAAATTCAATGAGGAGATGGACACGATCACCCGGGCTCAGAAGGCGGGTGCGCATAGCAAGGGCACGCTCGACATGGCTGCTGCCATGAAGAAAAACGGCGCCTCAACGTCTGATGTCAATACCTACGTGAACGGGGAATATGACCGCGCGCGGGCTGGTGTGAACGACTCGATGTTGGAGTCTGCTGGAGCGGTGACGGCGCAACAGCACGCCGAAAAAGAGTTGAGCCAGGAGCAGGAGAAGCTGAACGCTCTGGTGCAGATCGGCATTGAGACGCAGGGGAAGTATGGCCTCACGCAGGATCAGGCGACGGCGGCGATGAAGCGGTCCAAGGAAGCCCTTGCCGACAGCCTCGATCCCTTCGGGCAATACATAAAGAACCTCGACCAGGAGAACGCGCTCATGGCGCTCGGCTCCAAGGCGCGCGAGGTCGAGACACAAATCCGCAAGATGCAAGAGGAGGAGATCAAGAAGACCGGCATACCCCTCACGGACCAGGAGATCGCACAACTCAAGCAGAAGCTCGAACTCCAGCAGAATCTACGCCAGCAAGACGCCAACAAGGACGTCGGGCTCCAGGCGTGGGGGAACTCATTCCAGGACTTGGGGACCGAGATCGGCAAGATCGAGCAGAAGATTCCCGACATGCTGTCGGACGTGTGGGCGAAGTTCGTCACGACCGGGAAAATCTCCATCATGGAGGTGACCCGGGAGTTGGAAGCCGACCTGATGAAGACCTTCTCCAAAGAGATCATGCGCCAGGGCGTGGAGGCGTTGGGCATCATCAAGCCGGCTGGCTCGCCCGGGTCCGACCCGAATGGCAGCGTGCTTATCGGTGGCGCCAAGAGTCTGCTTGGTGGCGGCAGCGGGGGCACCCTGAGTGGTAGTTTCGGCGGGGGCAGCGGCCCGAGCGGTGGCTCGGGTGGCGGCTCGGATGGTGGCGGCAGCATGCTCGGTCGGGCGTGGGACTGGCTCACTGGCGGAAGCAGCAGCAGTGGTGGCGGCAACAGCGGGAATGGTGGCAGCAGCAGCGCGCCCAGCGCCAGCGATTGGCAGGACACCACGCCGAGCGCGGCGGACGGTGGCGTCGGCCCGCTCAGTCAGCAAGCCATGCCGACGAGCTACATCAGCGACGCCAGCGCTCCCAGCGCCAGTGATTGGACGTCCGGCGGCAGTGACGCGGGAAGCGGCACCGATCCATACGACATCGGTGGGGAGACGAAGTCTGACTCGTTTAGTCGTGCTGCTGCTGCTGGTGGTAGCGGTGGCGCAGGTATTGGCGGTGGTAGCGGAAGTTTCAGCACTCGAATGAGCAACAGCAGTTCTCTGCCGAAGGTTATTAGCGGCATCACCGACTGGGTAGGTAGTAAATGGAAGTCCATGACCGGTGGTAGCGGCAGCGATGACAGTAGCGGGTCTGTAGACCTAAACGATTTGCAGGAAGGAATCGCGCGCAATACCGTAGTTAATCCAGACGGAAGCGCTATGTCTGCGTATGGCAACTATACTGGCTATCGTAATCCTGACGGTTCGAGTTCGTTTACGGGTCCGGAAGGTTCATACGTAACCGATGCGTATGGCAACACTTCGTTCATACCGGCTCAGTCGGGATTTTTTCAGAGCATCGGGAACGGCGTTTCCAACGCCGCCAATGACATCAGCGATAGCATCTCCAACATCGGAAACTCGATCAGCAATACCACCTCAAACGTCTTCTCGTCGGCGTCGGACTGGCTGGCCAACACGTTCGCTGGTGGTTCCTACGCCGAGGGTGGCTACTCCGGGCAGGCAGTTGCGCACTCGCTGCTTCCTGCCACCGCCTGGGCGAACGCACCTCACTATGCTGATGGCACCGAGAACACCTCCGGCGGAATGCCGTCGATCCTGCACCCCGACGAAGCGGTGATCCCGTTGAGCCGTGGGCGCAAAATCCCGGTCGATCTTGGTCCAAATGGTCAGAATGGTGGACAGTCGCCACTTAACGTGACCATTCATGTCACTACAACTGACGCGGACAGCTTCATGCGGAGCCAGGGACAGATCGCCTCGAAGGTCGGGATGGCACTCCAGCGCGCGCAGGGGAGGAACGGATGAGTGACACCATCGGCAGCAGCACATTCCGGGAAGAGCAGTTTCCGACCGACATCAGCTACGGCTCGCGGGGCGGCTCCGGGTTCAAGACGACCGTGTTCGCGACCACCGCTGGATTTGAACAGCGCAACATCAACTGGTCGCAGTCGAAGGGTGCGTGGGACGTCGCCTACGGCATCAAGACGCTCGATCAAATGAGCGACCTGATCGCCTTCTTCATGACGATGATGGGAAAGGCGTATGCCTTTCGGTTCAAGGACTGGGCCGACTTCCAAATCTCCAATCAGCAGATCGGCACGGGCGACGGCAAAACCGCGTCGTTCCAGTTGTCGAAGACCTATCAGGTGGGCACCTTCGGTTTCACACGCACCATCCTCAAGCCTGTCGCGGGCACGCTGACGACGGTTCTGGTCGGTGGGGCACTCGCCAACCCACAGCCAACGATCAACACCACCACTGGCCTTCTCACGTTCAACGGACTTGCTCCAGTGGTTGGCGCTCCGATCGTTGTTTCGTATGTCGAGTTCGACGTTCCCGCCCGCTTCGACATCGACAAGCTCGACATCTCGCAGGACTTCTACGAAGTCGAATCCATCGCGTCCATTCCAGTCGTCGAGGTGCGGCTATGAAAACCATCTCGGCGGCACTGAAGGCACATCTCCTCCAGGACGTGACGACGATCTGCACATGCTGGCTGATCACGCGGACGGACGGCAAGGTGTTTGCGTTCACGGACCACGACGCTGATCTTACCATCAACGGTGTCGACTATGAGTCCGCGTCGGGCTACGTCCGCACTGCCATCAAGAGCAGCCAGACTCTTGCCGTGGACAACATGGACATCAGCGGCCTTCTGATCGACGTGAACGGAATCCCCGAACTGGACCTGAAGAAGGGCTTGTTCGATTACGCATCGGTCCAGATTTTCGTGGTGAACTGGGCGGACCTCACGCAGGGCATTATGTGCATGCGCAACGGGACCTTCGGAGAGGTGACCGTCACGACGGAGGGTGTCTTCACAACCGAGATTCGCGGACTCACGCAATTCCTGACCCAGAACTTCGGCAGGACGTATTCCGCGTTCTGCGATGCCGATCTTGGCGACGGTCGGTGCAAGGTGTCTCCCGTTGCGCCATACACAGGCACCGCGACCGTGACGTCCGTCGTGCAGCCCATCAAAGAGTTCTGTTCGACCAGCATCACCTATCCACCGTATAGCAAGACGCAGACTGCCACGATCTTCTTCACGACCAACGTCAAAGAGGACGCCGCAATCGCGATCAGCGATGGCACGAACACTCTCAGTCTCGTGTGGCCCAGCGACTACAGTGGGCAGCAGTCGGCGAGCTTCGTGATTACAGCAGTCAACAACGCGCACGCCGCCGGCACCTTCTTGGGCACTGCGAGCGCGGAGAACACAATGGGCGTCTTGATCACGCTGGATACCCCCAGCGCCACAGCGACGATTACGTCGGTGGGCCTGACAGCGGTGATCTCCAGCTATGCCGATGGGGCGCTGAATGGCGGCTTGATCACATGGCTGACGGGAAACAATTCGGGCATGTCGATGGAGATCAAGACCTACACACAAACGACGGAGGATATTCTCCTGTGGCTTGAGATGCCGTTTGCGATCCAGGTCGGCGATACTTTTACCTACGCGCCGGGCTGCGACAAAACCCGGGAGACCTGCTACTTCAAATACAACAACATCCTGAATTTCAGAGGGTTCCCGGACATCCCTGGCATGGATCAATACCTCTACTACCCGGATGCATCATGACCAGGGAAGAGGTAGTCACTGAAGCCAGAAAGTGGCTAGGGAAGCCCTGGGTTCATCAAGGACGCGGCGAAGGTCCTACTTCCGCCGTCGATTGCATCGGTCTTGTGCAGCGTGTCGGGCACTCGATGGGCGTCCACTACGAAGACATGCTTGGCTATTCTAGGACACCAGATGGCGTGCTGTTTCTGAAGCATATGCGCAAGTTTCTGCACCCGGCTGATCCGAAGGGAAACCTCGTAGGAACAGTTGGGGTCTTCTTGCAAGCACGCTACCCACTCCACACGGGTATCTTCTCCTCACTCAACGGGGCGACGCACCTGATCAACGCGCGCGCGAACATCAGGAAGGTGGTGGAAGAGCCTTGGATTCCGGGAAACGGCTTCATCCTGGTTGAGGTGCTCGCGTTCCCTGGGTTGGAGAAGTAAGATGGGGCAGCTTGCAGTCACAGCGGGTGGAATGGTTGCCGGCGCTGCGGTCGGCTACGAGATGGGAAACACCGCTCTAGGCACGGCGATTGGCGGCATGATCGGCGGTGTTGTTGGGGGCATGCTGTTTCCTGTCGCCGGACCCGACCGGCCCGACCTCAATGTCAGCACCTCCACCTACGGAATGCCGGTTCAGACTGTCTATGGCACTACCCGCATTTCTGGCAACTGTTTCTGGGCAACCACCCTTAACCAGCATAACCCATCCGGCAAGGGAGGGCAAAGCGCCACCGGTCCCACCTACACATGCTCTTTCGCTGTGGGGCTTTGCGGTGGACCAATTTCGGATGTCCTGCGCATCTGGGCTGACGGGAAGCTGATCTATGACAAGACGAACACGCTCCAGATCGTGCATGCGATCTCGAAGTTCAACTTCGTGTTCCGCGTCTATCTGGGGACCGAGGATCAGCTTCCGGACTACCTGATTACCGATTGGTGCGCTGCGAACGTCAGCGCGGCCCCCAACGCCGCGCCCGCCTATCGCGGGCTCGCATACGTCATTTTCGACAACATCCGCCTGGACGACTTTGCTAACCGCATCCCGAGCATCACTGCTGAGGTGGTCGCACCAGCAGACGTGTCGTTTGCTCAGGTGATGCCAGCCACGATCCCGGCTGGCAACGCCAGCAGCTTCGGTCAGGTGTCAAACCTTACACCAGACATCAATAACGAATATGCGTATCAGGCTGTTGACGGCGGCATCGCCGTTTGGGACCTCGTAGCAAACACCCTCGTGCGCATCGTCCCTGCGTCGGACATCTATGTTGGTGCCGACAGGGATGATCCCAAGATGGCGATCACCAATATGGCTTTCTTGGCGGTGGGCGGGACAGGAACGCTTTATCTCAACCCGTGGAACTCGGGGCGCATCGTCTCCATCAGCACGGGGGCCATGAAGCAAAACGATTCGCTTGGCACCTACTTCTTCAGCTTTGGTGCCACTGACATGCAGATATGGAACCGGCAGTTTCTTGCCGTGAACACCGACCCGGAAACGTCGACGCTGCTGCCATGGATTGAGGACCTTGGGACTGCCTATGGAATTACCGTAGTCTCCATTATTCCCGGAATTCCTGGCATTACCGACGAGATAATCGGCGCGTTTGTGTCTCTAGTTTCTGCGGAAATATCCCCGGTCGTGCAGGGGGTAATGGGACTCATGGGTGCCCTTTCGATGTTCGCGACACCAGTTCGGTATGTGGACTTCGTGTTTGTGAATGCCGGCAACAGCATTCTAATCCTCGATGGTTCCCTGAATTATATGTATGGCGATTCGGAGGGGTCGAATTATATTCCGATGCCCTACCAGACTTTCGGGACCACGCAGGTTTGCAATGCTAATCCCGGGTCGATGACATCGGTATTTAAGGGGCCGATCGCATATGTGGTGAACTCGTCCGCATACGGCGGCAATGTCTACTTATATGCCGTTTGGTATGTCACCCTGTTTCCGCTATATTTTAGCAGTCTCGCGCACATTATGGACGGTGCGTCGTTGGAGCTTATGGCAACCATCCCGGCTTCCGTGTTTAGTTGGTCGACCATGGTGGTGCGGAGCGTCACTTACGATCCATCGGACAACCGCCTGATCTTCTATGTGCAGGGCACGAATGGAAGTGGTGCCACCGCGTATATGCTGTTCAAGTGGGATGTAGACTCGTCAACGATGGTGTGGTCGACAGCCGTCTCCGCCTTTAATAATGCAACGCCAGCAGCGTTCTCGTCGCCATATGCCGGGATGATTGGTTTCGGGGAAGAGGAGCAGGAGTCCGCAACCCCGTTCTTTCTCTACAGCACCACGGACGGCTCGTTGAAATGGCAGGGGGCGGGTTCCCCGCAGATGGCTACCACTGGTCCCACTTACTATGTCGGTGTGACGAACTCTCTCGTCATCACCACGCCCGGTGGGGTGGTGCAGGCACAACTCGATACAGCGGAGGCTCAGCCAACCAATCTTGCGGGCATCGTCACCGACATATGCGTAAAGTCAGGCATCGCGGCGACGCAGATTGATGTCAGCCTCCTCACACAGCCCGTGGCAGGGTATTCGGTCGATAAGCTCACTCCGGGCAGCGCTGTGCTCGGGCAGCTTTGCGCCACCTACTTCATCGACGTTGTTGAGTCCGATTACAAATTGAAGTTCGTCCCCAGGGGTTCAGCACCCGTGGCGAACATCGTGCAGGATGATCTGGCGCCTGATTCGGCGAAGTCAGACGACGTCTGGACCAACAAGCGCACCCAGGACGTCGAGCTTCCATATTTCGTGACGTTCGACTACGCGGATTCGGCGCTCGATTACCAGCGCGGCTCTGCGTATGCGAAGCGCATCTCAGGCCCGGTGAACACGACGTGGTCGAAGGCGAAGGTGAGCGTCAAGGTCCCGATCGTCATGGACGACACGCTCGCTGCGCAGACCGCCCAGAAGATCCTCTACACGGCGTGGCAGGAGAGGAATGCCTACAGCACCACACTTGGGTGGCAGTATCTTTGGCTCGATCCGGGCGATGTGGTGACTGTGTCACTGACGAATGGTGACGTCTACACCGTGCGTTTCACGACCATCGAGACCGGTGCGGACTTCACCATGAAGTGCGATACCTGTGGCGAAGATTCGGCGACCTATTCCTCGACAGTTCAGGGGGGTGCAACGTCGTTCATCCCGCAGGGCATTGTCGGCGTCGTCTACGCAAATTTCTATGTGTTCAACGTGCCACTTTTGGAGGACTCGGACGCGCCGGCAGCCGGAAGCACGATCCTCTATTACGGAGCAGGCGCACATCGCGCGGGGTGGACAAGTGGGGCGGTTCTGGAATCCAGCGACGGCACCACATACGATCAGGTCGGCACGTTAGGCTCGTCCGTGGTCTGGGGGACGGCGGCGAACGCGCTGGGGGATACGACGGCGAAATTTTCCTTGGATGTCGTGAACACGGTCACGATTGCCTTGGGCTTTGCTTCGGAGACGCTGTCGTCGATCACGGACGACCAACTCACGGCCTGGGGCAACATGGCTATCCTTGGGCAGGAGGTGATCCAGTTCCGCGACGTGACTGTGAATGGCGACGGGACGGTGACGCTGAGCGCCCTGCTGCGTGGACGGCGCGGCACGGACTGGGCAACCGACACGCACAGCATCGGCGATACGTTCGTTCTGGTAGACCCGACGACGATGTCCGGGATAGCAACCCCGGCTTCGGAGATCGGCACGGCTGAATACTGGGAACTGGTGTCCTCCGGCCTCAATGCGGAGAGTGTGGCTCCTTATGCCTACCGCAATCTCGGCTATCCACTGATGCCCTATGCGCCGCTGAACCACACCCGGGCGACCAGCGGTGGCAATCTCGTGGTGGGCTGGTCGAGGCGGACCCGGCTGTCGGGAGAGATGACGGACGGGACGGGGGTTGTGCCGTTGATGGAGGACTTCGAGCAGTATGACGCCTATGTGCTGGCGGCGCCGTTCGACCCCTACGTGTTCAACGCGGGCACTCCCTCCACCTTTGTCCGCGCCTACACCGGGCTGACGAGCCCGACTTTCACCTACGCGGCTGCGGACATGGCGACGGACGGGTTCAACCCGGCGACCAGCACCCTCCATCTGGTGGTCTTCCAGGTCTCGTCGGTGGTTGGGCCGGGCTTCCCCGGATGGTCCGACATGCTTCCTTGCTGAGCCACAGTGTCAGAATTATTGACGCCAGGGCGGTTATGCTTTCTGTAGGTAATTCGAACGGACCGAGGTCGTAATGGCGAACACCCTCTACCTCAACATTCCGCAGGTCTCCGCCAATCAGAACCAGAAAGAGGTGACCATCAACTCTGGCATCGCTGCGCTGGAGGCGGCTCTGTGCTCATCCCTGATCATCACGTTTGCCAGTGCCAACGTCACTCTTTCGGCGACTCAGTTCGCCGGCAACATCATGTTTCGGGTGCAGGGCACGCTGACCGGAAATAGCCTCATCTTTCCAGCCACAGTCGGCGGCAACCCCACCAATCGCCTGATCTGCGTCACGAACGAGACGACTACCCCGGTCACCCTCTCGATGGGAACGGGGACAACCGTTTCCCTTCCGGGAGGGGTGAATGCCTTCGTCTATGTGAATGGCGCGGTCGGCTGTGTGCTCTTGGCAACGTCTGCGAGTCTGGCTTCGTTGATAGTGAAGAGCGGCACCACGACGATCGACACGGCGACCGCCAATCTGACGTTCTCGTCAAAGTTTGTCGTTACGGATACGAGCCCCGGCTCCGTCTCGTTGGACATCAACGCCAGCGTGCTCGGCTCCCTCAGCTACGAAGGCACCTGGAACGCCTCGACGAATGTGCCGGCCTTGGAAAGCAGCGTGGGCACCAAGGGCTACTTCTACACCGTCGCCACCGCTGGCACGACGGCGCTCGACGGCATCACTCAATGGAACGTAGGCGACAAGGCTATCTTCGATGGAACGGTCTGGGAGAAGATCGACGGCGTTGCCAACGAGGTGACCAGCGTTGCTGGCAGGACCGGCAATGTCGTGCTTGCCGTTGCCGACGTCGCTGGCGCTGCCCCTCTCGCCAACGCCGACCTCACAGGCGCCACCGTCACGACGCCTGCGGCGACTGACAATTCAACCAAGATTCCCAACACCTCCTGGGTAGCTGCCTATCTCGCCGCGCAGGGATACGTCACGGCTACAACGACTCCCGTGACGTCGGTCAACGGCATGACCGGCGTGGTGACGGGGCTGGAGCAGACGAGCAACAAAGCGGCTGCGAACGGCTATGCCAGCCTCGACGGTTCCGGGAAGGTCCCGCTCGCACAACTTCCTGCTGCGGTTGCTGGCGCCCTCAGCTACCAGGGCACCTGGGATGCCTCAGCAAACGTGCCGGCCCTGGCATCGTCGACTGGGACGAAGGGATATTTCTACACCGTTGCTACGGCGGGTAGCACGACGCTGGATGGCATCAGCACATGGAGCGTGGGAGACAAGGCCGTCTTCGATGGGACGGTCTGGGAGAAGATTGACGGCATCGCCAACGAGGTGCTGAGCGTCGCCGGGATGACCGGCAATGTCACCCTCACGGTTGCGAACGTCACGGGCGCCGCTCCTCTCGACAGTGCCGCCCTCACAGGAGCGCCCACAACCCCGGCTCCTCCGGTGGCTGACAACTCGACCAGGATTCCGAACACCGCCTGGGTTGCTGCCTATCTCGCCGCGCAGGGGTATGTCGTAGCTACGGCGGTCCCAGTCACGTCGGTCAACGGCATGACCGGTGCGGTGGTCGGGCTGGAGCAAACGTCGAACAAGGGAGTGGCGAACGGCTACGCCGGCCTGGATGGCGGTGGCAAGGTGCCAATCGCGCAGCTTCCTGCTGCGGTTGCCGGCGCCCTCAGCTACCAAGGCACCTGGAACGCCGCGACGAATGCTCCTGCTCTCGCCAGCAGCACGGGCACCAAGGGTTACTTCTACACGGTCGCCACCGCTGGCACGACGACCCTGGATGGTTATGCTGTATGGAGCGTCGGCGACAAGGCCGTCTTCAACGGCGCCACCTGGGAAAAGATCGACGGCGTCGCCAACGAGGTGCTGAGCGTCGCCGGCAGGACCGGGAATGTGGTCCTCTCAGTCAGCGATGTCTCGGGTGCGGCTCCGCTCAGCGGCGCCTCTCTCACAGGGGCGACCTCCGCCTCGACGCTTGCGGCGAATGACAATTCCACCAACATTCCCAGCACCGCCTGGGTGACGGCGTTCGTCGCCGCACTCGGATACGTCACGCTATCGACAGCCCCAGTCACGTCAGTCAACGGCATGACCGGCGCTGTTGTCGGACTGGAGCAAACCGCAAACAAGGCGGCGGCGAACGGCTACGCCAGCCTTGACGGTTCCGGGAAGGTCCCTCTCGCGCAGCTTCCTGCTGCGGTTGCTGGCGCCCTCAGCTACCAGGGCACCTGGAACGCCTCGACGAACGCACCGGCTCTGGTGAGCAGCACAGGAACCAAGGGCTACTTCTACACGGTCTCCACTGCTGGCGCGACGACCTTGGATGGGATCAGCCAGTGGAACGTGGGAGACAACGTCGCCTTCAACGGGACGGTCTGGGAGAAGATTGACGGCGTCGCCAACGAGGTGCTGAGCGTCGCAGGGATGACCGGCGCGGTGACCCTGACCGCAGCCAACATCGGCGGTCTGGGTGCTCTTGCCCCCCTGAACGTCGGCACAGGTCTCACCAGCACCAGCGGCTCTCTCACGGTCTCCTACGGCGCGGCAGCCGGGACAGCCGCGCAGGGCAATGACACCCGCATCACTGGCGCGGAGCAGACGGCAAACAAGAACGCGGTGAACGGTTACTGCGGTCTCGACTCCTCCGGCTTGATCCCCTGGGCGCAGATGCGGCCTGAAGTGCAGAACCTCCCGCTCGCCTTCATCATTCCAACGCTCCCCACCTCTGGGCAGGTCTACAACCTCGTCGTCGCCACAGCGGTAACGATCCCCGCCAATTTTGCTGGCACGGTCGTCTACGAAACAACGCTGCCCACGGCGAACGCTGTCTTTACCGTGAATCACATCAGTTCCGGCACGACCACACAGATCGGAACGATCACGATCACCTCAGCGAGTCACACGACCGCACTTCTCAGCACGCAAGCAGCGGTTTCTCTGGCGGTAGGAGATGTGTTGCAACTCGTCGCGCCGACACCGCAGGACACAACTCTCGCGAATGTTGGCATCACCATTCTAGCGGCAAAGGTGTAATCATGGCCTGGATGCTTGGTGACAGCTTCGATTTCTACACCACGATGAACGATGCCCTGCCGCTGTGGACAACTGTCGGCACCTATACGTTCAACCCCACTGGCCCAGGCAGGTTTACCGGGTCCAGGTGTGTCACGATACCTGGGACCTTGGGGGGGACCTATCTGACGAAGACGGGTGGAACAAACAGTCAGACCCATCACCTTGTCTTTGCATTTTACCTGAATGCCGCACTCAGCGGGACCACGAACTACTTCTTTGCCACCTTGGTGGACGGCTCAACCGCGCAATGCACGGTAATGTTTCGCAGTGACGGCGCCATCGTGTTCACCAACGGGGCCTACTCGGGCACCGTGCTGGAGACGTTCACCGGAGGCCTTGCGCCCTATACTTGGTATGGCATCGAGATAGAGATCACCATCAGCAACACTGCGGGCGCCATCACGATCAGGTTGAACGGTTCCACCACACCAATTTTTTCGGCTACTGGCCTGAATACGAGGACCACGTCTGATAACTATGCGAACGCGCTCTGGCTTGGCTCCACGACGTATGGCGCCAACCTGCAATACATTGATGACTTCCTTTGGTTCACCTGTGACGGCGCCGCACCAAACACCTGGGTAGGTGATATTCGTGCAGTGCAGATAATGCCAGACGCCGCAGGAAGTTCTACAGAATTTTCGGCAACCCAGACGAGCCCATTTAACTATAACCCGGTAACTTCCGCTCAAAGGGGGCTGTCAGTGAATATGATGACTTTCGTTGGGCACGGCAACAGCAGCACCTACGACATAATTATGTCCGCTGCCGCGTCTATTACGAGCATACAGACTTCGTTCAACGCGGCATTCACTGGTCACATGCTGGCAGCGATATATGACAACACAGGGGCGAGCGGTGGTCCAGGAAACCTCCTTGGGACGAGTAACGTGGTAACTTCGGCAGCAGCGGGAGCAACCGTGACCTTTACTTTCCCGGCGGGGGTCAATTACGTTGCAGGTTCGGAGATTTTTGTTGGATTCCTTTCTGATACCGCTGCCACTCTTAACGGCCAGAGTGGGTGGGGCGGCATGGTGACCACGGCAGTGTCCCAGGCATACAGTTCGGGGTTTCCAAGTTCTTTGGCGTCCACCAGTTGGAGCTTTGGCACCTCAACGCAGATAATGCTTTCTCTGCAATATACAGTGGTAAATTTCGGCATGGTCAGCGAGGCGCAGGAGAACGGTGACACCACCTACATTTATGACAGCAACCCTGGGGACAACGATCTCTATTTATTGCCGTCGCTTGCGACGACGCCGAGCACGATTCTTGCCGTGCAGACTCGCGGCTACATGCGGAAATCTGACACTGGCACACGAACGGGTGCGCTCCAGATCAAATCCGGAACGACCACGGCGCAGTCAGGAACGCTCACCCTGTCAACTACCTACCAGGGAGTGAACCGTGTTGACGTTGTCGATCCGAACACCGGTTCGGCATGGCAGCCTGCGGCGGTGAATGCAGTGCAGGTTGGTCCTGTTGTGGTGTCGTAAGCCATGACCACGACAACCTGGGACCCGTCTGAGTTATCCAACGTCACCCTTGACGCCACGGACCTGATTGCGACCGCGACTTCTTCGTCGGGCGGCGCGAGGGGTCTTGGTCATCAAGCCATTGGTAAATACTATTTTGAAGTCACTTGGAATACGTTTACGGCGGGGGACACCTCTTGCTGTGGCGTTGCGAACGCCAGTTGGAACCTTACCAGCACATCGCTCAATTCTTCGGTGTATTATGCGACGTATTCTGGAGGGCAGATCGCCACCGCAGGAACGGCAAACACAACTTCCGCTGGTTTGGTGACGGCGGGGCAGACCGTAGGTGTCGCGGTTGATCTTATCAACAAGTTGATTTGGTTCCGGATTGCGCCGTCCGGCAACTGGAACGGCTCGACTACCGCAAATCCGGCAACCGCGACTGGTGGCTACTCCATATCGGCTCTTATTACGAGTGTCTTTGCGCCGATCTATCCTTGCGTCGGCTTTGCTGCGTCGGGTGATAAGTTCACGGCTAATTTTGGAGGCTCCGCTTTTAGTGGCACGGTTCCTTCAGGCTTCACTTCGGGTTGGCCGAGCAGCAACACCTACGAAATGGTCACGCAGGTAGGCGCTGAGGTTTGGGTGAAGAATCCGTCTGCTATGCGCGTCACGCAGGTCGGTTCCGAAGTCTGGCGCTCGGTTGCCAACTATGTGGCGCCCGTCATCACCGCTGAGCCCATTGTTATGATCCTCGCGTGAGCCACTTTTGCGTTTCTTGACAGGTAAGACGGACTGTCGCAAGTAAGGAGTACCGACATCCGAGGCAAGCATGCCTGTCCTTTCCCGACTGACCGACTTCGACGACCTGCGCGACGAGTATGCCGCCTTCTGGGCAACCATGAAGGTGAACGAAGGCGTCGACGCAGGCTCCGAGGCGGACTTCGCGGTCAATCACCAAGCAACCTATGCTGAGGCTGGCGATCCGCTCGGTGTTCCGTGGTGGTGGATCGCGATCGTCCATCGGATGGAAGCTGACGGCAACTTCCACTGTCATCTGCATAATGGCGATCCGCTGACGGCGCGCACTGTCCACGTTCCTGCTGGGCGCCCGCTGACCGGGTCTCCGCCATTCACTTGGGTTGCGAGCGCGCGGGATGCGCTGACGCTGGAGGGCTTTGCCAATCAAGACGACTGGAGCCTGCTGGTGAGCTTGTGGCGCTTGGAGCGCTACAACGGCATGGGCTACCGGCGCATGGGATATACGACGCCCTATCTGTGGTCGGGCTCGAATCACTACGTCGCCGGAAAGTTCACTTCGGATGGGCATTACGATCCGACCGACATCTCGAAGGAGATTGGCGCCGCCGTCATCCTGCGTGCGCTGATCGACAGCAACGCGGTCGTCACGCCATGAGCGATTCAGTTCCCAGCACCGGCACCGTGGCTGACCTGGAGAGCAGCAGGGGCAGGCGTGCGTTCTTCGTCTACGCCCTGACGGTGGCGTGCTTCGCGGGTGCGTTTTCGATCGCATGGTCGGGCAACGACACGCATGTCGCCAGCGAGACAGTTCGTGCGATGCTCGACATCATCAGCACCATCCTGTGGGTCTACCTGCCGGTGTCGGCGGTCGATCGGGCCGGGATGTTCCACGGTATCGCTGCTCGGTTCAACGGCGGCAATCCTCCGCAGGAGCCCCCACAATGATCAGTCTCATTCTGTCTCTCTTCAGCAATTGGAAGCTGATCCTTGGTGGGGTGGTGGCGCTCGCCATCAGCCTTTTCGTGCTGGATTGGCAGCACCGTGGAGCGGAGATCACCAGCCTCACTGCGCAGAACTCCA